GAGACACTAGCAGAACCTAATGACCGCATGGCTTTTACAATGAACATTTTAAGAAGTACACATCTAGGCCCGGCTGTTTTGGACTATATCTACATGAGAAACGTTCCGCGTGTTAAAGACAGTGGAATGGCTCAGTCAGAACTTGCAACAGAGGGAATGTTTCCCTATATCGTTATATCACTAATCGGTGCAGCTCACACAGAAGTAAGTAAAAAAATCAAAGAAAATATTGGATATCTTACGCTAACAGATGACCTTCTTTTTGATCCTCATTCAGAAGACTCAAAAGCTAAGAAAGGCGCAATGATCGAAAAGTTAAAAACTGACTATGAAATGAGAGGCCTTCTTGAACCACCAATGACTAATGACAATAAGTGGGATTTTGTGCCAAAATCACAATTTAGATCTGCAGGAGGATCTCTAAATCTTTTTGTCAATATGTTCGCTTCATCTGTAGCTTATAATCCAGAAATTTGTAAGTTGCTTATTTCTAAAGTAACGGACAACATGGAAGGAATTATCTACAATCACGAATTGCCATGGCTAATTCCAGCAATTGCAGAGTCTTTGAAGCGCTTGACATCAGGAGCTTATCAGGTCGGAACAGCTCACCGCGCACTTGAGGAAATGATACTTGCCGGTAAATTCGATGATGTTTTAGATGATAGAATTCAAGAAATATTTGGGTTCTATCTTACGCCTGAGTCCAAGCAAATGTCTCCGGCTCTTAAGGAATTAATGGGTGCCATGAAAAATATGCTTGATCATGGAAATAGTAGCGTTAAAGTTAAAAAATATATTTTAGATAAATTTTTACCTATCATGGAAGAAACTTTTGAAAGTGCGGAAAGCTTAGGATCTAAAGTAAACACTCGTCTCGCCGGCGACAAATTAGAATTAGCAGCAAATCTTTTACCTAAACTGCACTCTCATATAGTGGGTCATATTAAAGGTGAATATGAGCTACCTCCTAAAGCAATAGAATTAATTCATCTTGCAACAGATGCACTTATGAGATCACGCACGCAATACAATTATGTTTTTAGAGATCTATTGCCTGTATTGCACGAAATACCAGGATTTGATATCGGTACATCTAAAGCTATAGCTGAATTTACAAAGTACTATACAGAATTGTGCAGAATATTGACTCCATTTAGAAAAGAATTACTCGATAGTGGTGTTGTACAACAAATGAATTGGATACCAGATCCAGCAGAAGAGATTAAATATTTTATTCGTTACATGAATAAGCCTGAGGACGTTAAGGAAACTTACAAAACAATGATAGATAGTATTTCAAGCAGACCTGACAAAGCTGCATATAAAATATTTGCCGTAGCTAATTACATGGGCAAAGAAAGCCAAATGGACGCCCTTTCTAAGCTTGATATAATTGAAGATGGGTATGATCAGATCAAATTAATGAATTGGAACCCAGAGTCTGTACAACAAAACAACTATAATGCATTGTTATATCCGCCTTTTTTATCAGCGTTGTTTTTTAATAAAATAATGGAAGACGCTCTTAAAATATTGCACCCACTTATTAAATTCAAACCTGATCTTTATCGTGCAATGATAAGAGACTTAATTTTAGCAATGAAATACGTAGACGATGGAAGAGTTCCTTATAGTGTCCAAACCGGAACGACTTCTAGCATTCCACGTGTTGGTCACATTTTTAACTATTTAGGAACACAATTAAATCTGTCTTATTCGAACGGCTTGAAGGGAATTCCAGGTTACGGCATGCCTTACAATGAATATGTAGCAACATTTAGAGCAATTACGGAGATACCGATCCAAGTATACAAAGAATTTGACATTGAAGTCAACCCGGGAGTATACTCTGAGTTTGGAACACATTTTCAAGCTCTGGCATCAGGAGACATTAGAATGCCAAAAATGTTAAATGAAGGGGAAATAGATTAAAAATGATGTTTTATATTTTAATGACATTAATAGCAATTGCACAAACGACAATTATCGTAGAAGAACACAGTGGGCTAGAGGTGTATATATCAACGCCAAAGATCGTAAATGTATCTGCTGAAACAGAAGGGACTATAGGGAGTAAGTCTGTCTATGCTTATAATAGCACATACTGGAAAGACGGCAAAATCATTAACGAACGCGGAACATGGGATCGGCTTGGACAAAAAACAATTGTCAAAGTATACGACAAAGACACAATCAGCTATGCATATGACAATTGCAATTACCTGTTAGACGCAAAGAAGTGTGCTAATCAAAACAATCATATGCTAGTTGAAACGATTATCACAATTGACGATCATGAAACAGTAGTGCAAATGCTATTGTTTAACCCAGACATGACCCTTGCAAGTACTTCTACAGTATCTGACAGGGGTCAGATTAACTATATAAAACAACAAGAAACTCGTATCACAATGACACAAGGCAGAATAGATATGAGAGTAATGCCTGAGCAAAAACCGCTTAAGTGGATTATTCCTGCACATCTTTTAGAAGGCTACGTCAGACAAGCAGCAAAGGGCCTTTGGTTGGGAGTAAAAATACAGTGAAAATAACTAGGTCACAATTAAGAAAGTTGATATCTGAGTCAATTAATAGCGCTGAGTCATATCCAGTTAACTTTCCGCATCATTTAAAAAAGCCAGGCATGAGAGCCATTAGCATATATCAGCAACCCGGACCTGATGGATATTTTTTTACTTTTATACAAAACCCAGACTTTTCTACACCTACATTTAGACAATTGTTTGGTGATATCTTAGACGCTTATGAAACACATATAGAAATACCTGAGCCCCCTAGGTCTCCAAACGGCGCAAGGCTTGTTGTTAAGCAAAAGAGATTTGATAGCTCTTTGGGACAGGAGCATTATCAAGAAAACGAAGACTTGGTGGGCGAAGTACTTAATCTTTTAAGAACACCTCGTGCTGGTTTTGCACCTTTTACACATATCATCGACATCCAAGACCTGTATGATGGCAGATACGTGGGTGAGTTAAACGATGCTGCAATTCAAAGATACAGCCCGGGATGGACACCTGATATTGAAGAAGATAGCTTTAGCGACGAGTGGATTTAAAGGTACTGACGCCAAGCAAATCTTTTTCTTTTTTCTAAATATTTTGGGTCATACATTTTTCGATAAGCTTCTTTTTCAAATGGAATATTCATGTAAGCATCATCATTTGACATTCCTGACCACTTTCCTTTAAGCCAATAAAAACCATATAACAAATAAAAAGGAATGACCCAGAGTTCACGTTGTTGTTCTATGTGAATACATTCATGTCTTATTGTGGTTTCACTCATTTCATCACGCGAGATTATAAAAGGAAAAAGTGTAATTGCGCTAATGCTGATAAATAGCGACAAATAGACTGGTATTTTACTATTTTGAATGATGATCGGTTTCATGTTACCTCCTTTGTGAACTTTTGGTTCTTAAATAATATTTATAATTGCACAAAACATTTAATAGGAGAAATTGTTATGGCATTATCAAAAAATTCAACAGCAACAGCAACATCAACAGCAAAAGCTAAAGTTGTTGATCACAGTAAAGAAATTAAAGCTTTGGAAGATAAAGTTGCTGAGCTATCAAAATTACTTAAAGACGCGTCTGATAAAATTAAAGCACTGGAAGAATTATCAAAAAAACCAGTCAGTTTAGTTGATCATGATCTTCGTAAAAAATTAGCATTATGGAATCCTAAACTAGGACAGCGTCTTTAATCAGCTTTAAAATGAACAGCTATAAAAATATAATAAAGAATTTTAATATAGTTTATTTTATTATATTTTTTGCTGTTTGTTTTATGTATTTTGACATATACAAAAATGATTTTAAACAAAAAATAAATAAACTAAATGAACTTATTAAGAAAACTTATCAGAGAATCAATCAGAAAGATAATACTAGAGACTACTGAACATGATAGTCTGCTAGCAGCATTGCCTAATCTGTCTTTAAGATATCAAGAAACTGTAGATGGTGGCAATGAAGATATCACAATACTTGATCTTTTTAACGGGCAAGATTTAATTGCATCAGCGACCTTGACCAAGCTGACCGGTCAACTACAAGGACACCCATTGAGATCATTAGACCCTAACGTAGAGCAAAGACTTAAAGGAATGAGTGATGAAGAATACGGCGATGCAGTTGGCGAAGACGAATATGGAGAAATAAGATATTGGCATGATGCTAAATGTATACCAAATACATATTCAGTTAGCTCAGTCTATACTGACCGGTCAAGTCAAAATAGAGGAATTGGCGACTTGATGTTTGACCTGATCTTTTATTATTGTGAAGTTATAGCTCCTTTGGCCCCTGCTGGGATAACAACAGATTTTGAAGGTGGCAATACAGCAGTTATTAATAACGTTATTAACTCTAAAATTAATGATCCGGCTAATCAAGGCGTATACTACAAACAGGTAACTAAAGGCGGAAATGATGAAATGGATTTTTTTGGAATAACTCCAGATAGGGATGATGATTGCTATTCAGAGTTATATCACGAGGAAGGTGTTCTTGATGACGTCTTTTTTAACGGTCTTACACCGGCGCAAGCTGCTGCTACAGCAAAAAATCCGTTTGGTACTACTAGCTCTTGGCGCAAAAGAGGAATTCAGTCAATGGCAGAGGTGTGGAATATGCTTACTTCTAGAGATCCTAACGTTGATGATGATCTACACTTAGGTAGTAAAAGAAGGTCAGGTTTTATTAAGGCATATGATCAATCACCAACCCCAGAAGAAATTGAAGCTTATAATCGTGCAAAAGCAGGAAGAAGAAAATGAGAATGACGCTAGGAAGACTTAAGTATTTAATAAGAGAGGTTGCTAAAAAAGCAGAAAAATACAAAAAAGTCAAAGGAGGACGTCAAAAAGCAGTCAAAGCAGCTAAATATGGTGACCCGAAAAAAAGAAAAGACTTAAAAGAATTTTTAGAAGATAAGTTCGGAAAAGTTAAATATTGTAAAACTTGCGCTGCTTATGATGTGTCTAAAGCTGCAGTTGAAGCAGGTGCAACAAAAAAAGATAAATCGATAGCTTTTTGTCATGCGTTTGGTTTTTCTTGCAAAGCAACAAATAGTTGCACAGGTTATACAGAAGGCGGTCCTAAAAAATAAATTAAAAGTATTTGTTGAGTTTTTAGCATAATTATAAATAATAATATGAGGTAAAAGCGTGGCAAATTTTGAAAATACATCTAGTCCAACCCCTTTTGGTATATACGATAGCGAAACAGATTTTATTTCAGACGCTGATAATATCGTTACCTTTGTTAAACGCAAACTAGGGGATGATATTCTCTCTGTAGAACTTACCAAAAAACAAATTTGGGGTAACTTTGAAGAAGCAACGTTAGAATATAGTTCAATAATTAATCAGTATCAAGCAAAATCTCAACTTGTTAATTTTTTAGGATATACCACAGGAAGTATGTCCGGTAGTGAAGAAAAATATATTAGAGAAAACTTAGAATTTCTTACTAGGTTTGCTGAACCATATGCTATGGAAGCAGGTATTGGTGGGTCTTATAATTCCTTTTCAGGATCGATTGACCTAGAAATAGGACGACAAGATTATAATCTTTATACAGAACTAAGCGGGTCTAGCGGTGGCCTTTTTGATAATACAAAAGGAAAACTTAAGATTGAAGAAGTTTTTCACTATAATCCGCAAGCTGCCTATAGATTCTTTGACACTACGTCTGCAATTAACTATTTAAACAATGAATTTAGTTTTGAATCTTTTACACCTGAAACAGTTTTTTATATTTTACCTGTTTATGAGGACATTCTTAGAGGAGGTCAATTAGATCTTTCTAATAGAGTTCGCAGATCTAATTTTTCTTATAAGATAACAGGTACTAACTTTAGAGTATTTCCAATTCCTACAAAAGCTCAAAAGCTATTTTTTAGAGTTAGACAATATCCTGATCCGACGTCCCCTTCTTATCGTGATGATACAATTCATGGTGTTTCCAATATGAGTAATCTACCTTTTGGAAATGTTAAATACAATAGAGTAAATAGTATAGGACGTCAGTGGATCAGAAGTTATACTCTAGCAATTTCAATGGAGCAATTAGGTTATATTAGGGGCAAGTTTGGAAGTATCCCTGTACCTAATTCTGATGTTACTCTAAACAGCTCTGATATGATACAAAACGGTAGAGCTGATAGGGATGCCTTAAAAGAAAAACTAAGAGAAATGTTGGATAGTATGACATATGATAAATTAATGGAGGTCCAGTCAGCTAGATCTGAACAAATTCAAAAACAGTTAAAATATATTCCAGTCCCTAACGGGAAAGCAATTTTTTACGGATGAGGGGGTAGTTAATGGCTAGACTTTTTATAACACCTAGAGAGATGAACTTTATAAATGATATTGCTAAAGAAGTAATTAAAGATGTCATAGGGCAAAAAATATATCTTTTTCAAATATCAGAAATTAAATCAAAAGTTCATGACATTTATGAAGAAAGCCCTGATAAAGTTTTTGAATCGCCTATTGAGATTGATTGCCTGGTTAAATATAATGAGCAAGAAATCACAACAAATAGGTTTGGATCAGAAGAATATTATACTATAGAAGCATATATTCAATCACGTGATTTATTAGACAAAGGAATAGAAATTTTGGAAGGAGACTTTTTTTCGTACGGTAATACATTTTTTGAAGTTATTAAAGCACCAATAACGCAAACCATCTTTGGCCAAATTGAGCATAAACGTTTTGTTACGATATCTGGAAGACAGGCAAGAAAAGATCAATTCTTGACAAGAGTATTTGGTCCTACATCAGAAGAATATTTAGATTCTGATGCCATACAAGAAACTTTTGTGCAACAACGAGGCTTTAAAACAAACAATTTAGGTAAAACAGAAGATGTAAGAGACTTGCAAAAGAACGGTGTGTTAGAAAAACCAATCTCCGGTCCAAAAGAAGTTTCAGGCAAAGGAGACTCAACAAATGTAGGGTCGTCTTTTTATGATGAGTAAAAATAATGTCAATTAGAAAACCGCCAGAAAAAAAATTAATAATTAAAAAATTTGAAGGTGATAATGTTCCGGATAATTTTGATTTTCCCAGCATTGGTATCGAAGATATAGATAGAGCTCTTTTTAAATTATTTGATGAGCAATTATCTTTCGAGACTACAGCAAAAGGTGTAACTAAAAAAGTTCCTGTAATTTTTGCCACCGGAGAAAGATTTGCGCTAACAAGAAGAAAAACACCAATTAGAGATAGAAACAACACTAATATTTTACCACTCATAAGTATTCAAAGACAAAATTTTGATATAAGCCCAAGTCAATCCGGAAAAGGAACAGCTATTTCCTTTAGAGCACAGCCAAATTACACAATAAAATATAGATTAGCTGAAAAAGACAGAGTTTATCAAAACTTGATTAATAAACAAAACATTAAAAATCAAAATAATGTAGCTTCTAATAGCAATTTTCAATTGCCTGCATCTGGATTAAATGCCATTGAAGGCACAATTGCAACAAGAAGAGATACAAATAATTTAAAATTCTCAAAAAACGCTAAGATTAATTTAAACGCTAATATTGGTTCTAATATTTTTGAAATAATTAATGTTCCTTATCCTTATTTTGTTTCTGTCACTTATAATGTTACTTTTTGGGCTCAATATATGCAACAAGGTAATCAAATGATAGAATATTTACTAAATAATATAGATGTACCTGGAGGTGAATTTGCAATCAAAACTGAATCTGGTTATGAATTAGTTGCTTTTATTGGTGATAATATAAATTTTGAAAATAATTTCGATTCAATGACTGACTCTGAAAGAATAATTAAATATAGTTTTGATATGACAATTCCCGGGTATTTGTTAAATCCTAAATTAGAAGGGCAACCTAATCAAATTAGAAGCTTTTATTCTGCGCCAATTATAGATTTTACTTATTATGATACAAATTCACCAAAGACACAAGATTATCAACAAGAAACCAAAGAAGAAAAAATACAAAGGCATGTTTTAACTGATGTTACCAATGTCGACAATCTTAAATTACAAAGAGGCGAAACTTCAGAAGCAACTGAGGTTTATGTCCAAAATCCATTTTCATCCGACGGGAGGACAGAATTTTTAAAAATTAAAAATACTAATTCTAGATCAGGAGAATCTGTTATATCTAAAAGAATTCTTAAAGAAATTGATAAACAATTCGAATAATTAGAAAAGATAATTAAAATACTATAGAATACTTATAAATGCAATTAGGAGAAATTGATGGCAGAGCAAACATTTAGATCTCCGGGTTTTTTCGAAAGAGAGGTAGATTTAACTCAGAGAACAATTGAAATTGAAGGTGTACCTGCTGGTGTAATTGGTACAGCAAATTTAGGTCCGGCTTTTGTTCCTGTCACTTTAGGATCATTTGTTGATTTTGAAAGAAAGTTTGGAACACTTAAAAAAGATTTTTATGGACCATTCGCGGTTAGGGAATGGCTTAAAAGTAGAACAGCAGTAACATATGTTAGAGTTTTAGGAGCTGGTGCTGCAACTGAAAGTTCTCATATTGAAACTACACTAAGTCAAGGTACAGTTAGGAACGCTGGATTTGTTATAAAAGGAACGCCGGCATCTTCACAATCGCCAGACCCAGTAACAAATGAAAATAGACATGCAGGATCTGTACAGTTTATTGTTGCTTCTCACGATGTCAACGAGCACGAAAATGAAGGATATCCTTTGTTTACAGATAGTGACTCTTTTAACACAGCTACATCGATTAGACTAGTAAGGGCAATGATATTTACAGCCACGGGTTCAAGACTTCAAATATTAGATCATGATAGCTTTTATTCGGGTGGAACTGCTGATGATTTGGCAAAAATTAAAAATTACTCTGGTAACGCTGATGACGGTATTTTTAAGCTAGTCTTATCCAGCGCACTAGGTAGTGCTTACGGCAATGATGAAACTAATCCAGGTGTAAAAATATACACAGCATCATTAAATCCAAACAGTAAATTTTACATAGGAAAGTTTCTAAATACAAATCCAGATTTATTTCACGAAAAACAGCATTTATTATATGCTGACTTTCCTGTCGAGGATGAATTAGCTCGTGTTACATATAATGGATCTAAAGGAACAGTTGGAATAGCATCTGGAAGTGCAGCGACAAATGGAGCTAGCTCTGTAGTTTATAGAGATCTCTTTGGGCGATTTGATACAAGATATACAAATGCAAAGTCTACTTCATTTATAAGTCAGCCTTTCGGTACAAAAGAATATGATTTATTTCATTTTGAAAGTTTGGATGACGGTGATGTAAGTAATAGAAGAGTAAAGATATCAATTGCCAATCTACGTAGATCAACAAATCCAAAAAATAATTTTGGAACATTTACAGTTTTAGTTAGAGACTACAAAGACACTGACTTAGATATGAAAGTTTTAGAACAATATAATTTATGTACTCTTGATCCTCGTGATGAAAATTATGTTGCAAATAAAATTGGTGATTTAAAAGTATACTATAATTTTAATGCAACAACTAGATCAGAAAGAAGAATTAATGTTGATGGTAAAAGACCTAATCGTTCAAATTATGTAAGAATTGTTATGAATGATCAAGTAGAAAATAGACAAATTCCGGAAGAAACGTTACCATTCGGTTTCAGAGGTCTTCCTTTGCTTAAAACCTCTGATAATTTTACTGATGATGATTCAGTCTTGACAGGCGGATCCCTTAATCAAAGACTTACTTTAGTGGAAGGGTCGGCAGCAGTTGCAGGTGAATCTCTTTCTGGGTCGATTCTTCCTCCTGTTCCTTTTAGATTTAAGGCAACAAGAGGCGCGGTTAATTCTTCTCCTTCTTTTGTTGGTCAAAAAGGAGCTTTGGAAATTGCTGATAAAAGATATTTCTGGGGTATTAAATCAGAAAAATTAGCAAATACCGGATCGATATCAAGTGCAGTACTTAAGTCTAATGCGTCTTCAGGAAGAAATACTTTAATTGATTCTTATTCTAAATTTTTAGGAATTGAAAAACTAGATACTTTAACAACCGGTTCTGGTGCTGATATATTCAATAATAATAAATTTACATTAGCAAAAGTGGCATTGCCTAATACAATTAGTTTAACATCAACTATAGAAGCAAGTATTGCAACTGAAATAACAGGGACTGCTGACGATCATATGATTGATAGTGCATACTTAAGAAACGGTATAATTGAGACTAAAAACTATACAATCCCTGATACTTTAAGTAGTGGTCAAAGAATAACTTTTGCAACATTGGCAGCTGCCAGACAAACAAAATATTTTAATAGGTTTACAGACTACGCTAAATTTACAAACATACTTTTTGGTGGATTTGATGGATTAAACATCTTAGACAAAGATAATCGTTTAATGAATGATCGAGCTAGCTCCATGGATGCACTTGGAAATGCTGCTAACGGTACTTATACATACGAAAATCTTCATGTTGATGCTAGTCCGGGTAGTGGAAATGACAACAATATTATTAATTCTTATAGAGAAGCAGCTAAGATAATAACAGATCCATTTGTTTCACGTGTAAATGTAATTGCAGTACCTGGAATTAAAGAACCTTTTGTAACTGATCACATATCAGAATTAACAAGAGACTATAGTCAAGCAATATATTTAATGGATATACCTAGTTATGATTCAAACGGAAATAGAATTCATGATTCAGTAACTTTACCAGATGTTCAAAAAACTGTCGATGAGTTTGAAGGTAGAGGTATAGATAATAATTATGTAGCAACTTATTTTCCTGATGTTGTCTTTAATGATGATATTAATAGAACAGCACAAGAGGCGCCCTCATCAATTGCTGCTCTTAAATCTTTAGGTTACAATGATTCAATTTCTTATCCTTGGTTTGCTCCTGCTGGATTTAATAGAGGTTCATTAAATAATGTTTTAAATACTAGAGTAAGATTAAACTCAGAAGATAGAAATATTTTATATGAGTCAAGAATCAATCCTATTGCCAACTTCCCTAACGGAGGATTTGTAATTTTTGGTCAAAAAACTTTACAGCAAGATCGATCTGCTCTTGACAGAGTCAATGTAAGGAGATTGTTATTGGAAGTTAAAAGAATCGTAGGTGATGTTGCTAATAGCTTAATTTTTGAAAACAATACGCCGCAAACTCGTGCAAGATTTATTGCACAAGTGACGCCTTCTTTAGGCGCAATTCAGGCAAATCAAGGAATTGATCAATTTAAAGTGATTATGGATTCAACTAATAATACAGCGCTAGATATTGAACAAAATAGACTTAACGGAAGAATTGTTATTGTTCCTACTAGAGCTATTGAGTTTATTGCAATTGACTTTATAATTACAAATTCAGGCGTCAGTTTTGAATAATAAATTTTAAAAAGTGGAGAATTTTATATGGCAGAATTAACTTTTAAATCGGCAGGAGTAAGTACAAGAGAAATAGACTTGTCACAACCTTCTAGACTTGGTCCAGTTGGAACGCCTGCTGGGATTATTGGAACTTCACTTGAAGGGCCGGCATATGTTCCATTAACATTCGCAAACTTTAGTGACTTTGTTTCGACATTCGGTGCTAGTGATGGGGAAAAGTTCGGACCAATAGCTGTAAGTCAATGGCTTAGTAATGCACAAGCTGTTACTTATATGAGAGTTTTAGGTGTAGGTAACGGTAAACAAAAAGACAATAGTGGTAACGTGACTTATGCAGGTTTTACAGTAGGCAACAGGATAATACAAAGCAACGGTCAAATTGGTAATAATGCTTATGCAAATAACGGCAGTGGAGACGTTGAAGGACGAACTTATTTTCTTGGATGTTTTATGTCAGAATCTGCTGGGAGTACTATTTTTAGTGACGCAGGCATACAGACATCAACTAGTGCGGTTCCTATTTTAAGAGGTGTATTGTTAGCTCCTAGTGGAGTAATACTTCATCTGAGTGGGAATAATACTGCAGCAACAGGTGCACCAAGTAAGTCTAATACAGCAACCACATCAAAACAAGGTCACATCACTGGGTCTTTAAATTTAGGATCACAAGAATTTGTAATGTTAATGAATGGTTATTCAAATTCTGACCCTGGAAAAAAGACTTTTATAACAGCTTCATTTGATATGACTGCTCCAAACTATTTTGCAAATATATTTAATACAAATCCTTACAGAATTGAGGAAGAAGGCCATTATTTATATGCAAACTATGATATATATCCAGACTTAGCTAGCGTTACCGGATCGGGTGTAATTGTTGCAGGTGTTTATTCAGACAGCGAAAAAACAAAAGAAGATATTGCGTTTTTATTGACTTCTTCTTTTGGACGAGGAGCAGCATCAAGTTCAACAGAAATTGATTATGAGTCTTTTACAGATAGATTTACACATGCATCTTCACCATTTGTGATATCACAAGGCGGAACTTCTGCTAAAAATCTATTTAAAATTCACGCTTTGTCAGACGGGTCAGGAATATCTAATAGATACAAAATATCAATTGAAAATATTAGAAAATCATCATCAACAATTGATCTTTATGGATCATTTGACTTAGTAGTTAGAGACTTTAGAGATACTGATGAAGAACCGATTGTTTTAGAATCTTTTAGAGGATTAAGTTTAGATCCTACTTCAGATAGATATATTGGAAGAATAATTGGTGATCAAAACATAAGATACAATTTTGATGTTGCTGCTAGTGCACAAAAAATCGTTGTTGAAGGTGTACACCCAGTTCAATCTAGATATATTAGAGTTGAAATATCTCAAGAAGTTAAAGATGCATCGATAGATCCATTGCTTTTACCTTTTGGATTTAGAGGACATAATCATATTGTAACTAGTGGATCATTAATGACTTCTGATGATAATACTGCTGTTTTTACAGCAGCTAGTTTGCACAAAAGAATTGTTGAGCCTCCTATGCCGTATAGAGAAAATATAGCATTAGGCACAGGTATCAGAAAAAGATCAGATCAAAGATTATATTGGGGTGTACAGACAAATAGAAAAACTGATGCGACCCAACCTAATCTTCAAGGTCTTTTTGATAATTCTTTTGAGTCATTTGTTAAACATTTTCCTACACATAGAACTGACACAATTAGCTTTTCAGTTGGTAATAATGCCGGTACTGCTGACATCAATGGAACTGTTTTGGACAGTGACAGATTTAATAATAGTAAATTTACATTAGAAAATGTACTTGTAAGAACAGGATCAGATACGTTAGCCGACCCGGAATATTGGTTAAGTGCATCATATGTCAGAGGCGGTAATATTACACCTAACGCCACAAACAAAACAAGAGCTTTTTCTATTGATGACTTAGGTAAAGTTGCAAATACAAAATTTGCTAAATTTACATTTCTAATGCAAGGTGGATTTGACGGTGTTAATATATTTGATGAAGAAAAATCAAAATTATCAACAATTGCAATTAGAAGAGAAATTGCTAATGAAGAAAACAATGCCGGAGTTTTGAACAATACAGTTGCTGCATATAGAAAAGCTATTGATTTGATGGCCTCAAAAACAGATGTTGATATACAATTATTGGCAATTCCCGGTATAAGACACTCTTCTGTGACAGATTACGCAATTCAAAAAGTCGAAGATAGATTTGATGCGATGTACATCATGGACATTGAAGAAAGAGATCAATTAAACAACTATATTACGTCATCAGCGCAAAAACCACATGTGGCAAATACTGTCGTTGATTTTAAAAATAGAGGGCTTAATACTTCATTTGCAGCTTCTTATTTCCCAGATGTTGTTGTTGAAGATCCGACAACTTCTACATTGGTGCAAGTGCCTCCTTCAGTTGCAGTTTTAGGAGCTTATGCATTTAACGATGCTGTTTCACATCCGTGGTATGCACCTGCAGGTTATGCAAGAGGCGGATTAAATACAGTTGAAATGGCTTCTGTTAGATTAAATAGAACAAACTTAGATGACTTGTATGAGTCTAACATTAATCCAATTACAGAATTTACAAATGCCGGGGTGACTATTTGGGGTCAAAAAACACTTTTGCAGGAAAACTCTGCCTTGGATAGAATTAATGTTAGAAGACTTTTAATTGATATTAGAAGAAAAGTTAGAAATATTGCAAATACTTTACTATTTGAACCTAACAGAGAAGAGACACTAGAAAGATTTTCATCATTAGTTAATCCGATCTTACAAAGAGTCCAAGAACAAAGTGGTGTTGATCGCTATAAAGTTGTTATTGATACTACAACTACAACCCAAGCAGACGTTGAAAACAATACCCTAAGAGGTAAAATATTCTTACAACCTACCAGATCTGTTGAATTTGTTGCACTTGATTTTGTTGTTACAAATGCTGGATCAAATATTTAGTAAGTAGATATATATAAAAGATTAAGGAGAAAAAAATGGCAGAAACGCTTTCAGTAACGGATTTACTTCCAAATAAGTTTGAACCAAAAAGAGATTATAGATGGGTGTTGGCAATTGAAGGAATTGACTCATTTCTTATTTCTGACACCAAAAGACCAGACGTAACTATTGACAAACAAGAAATTCCGTTTATTAACAGCTACAGGAACGTATCAAACGGTAAAATTAAATGGAGTAGTATTAGTGTGAAGCTTCATGATCCAATTGCTCCTTCAGGCGCACAGCAAGTAATGGAATGGATTAGAACACACTATGAATCAGTTTCTGGTCGTGCTGGATATGCTGATTTTTACAAACGTGATCTACAGCTTAAGCTTTTAGATCCTGTTGGTACAGTTATTGAATTGTGGGATATTAAAGGTGCATTCATTACACAGGCAACATTTGGTACTTTATCTTACAGTAGTTCAAATATGTTATCTATTGATCTGACATTAGAAGTTGATAATTGTGTATTGCAGTTCTAATTAATCTTAAATTATATTTTTACTTACATCCGGATCCTCTGTATAATTACAGAGGATTTTTCTTTTAATGGAGGTTTGTATATATGAGCAATAATGATTCTGTAATTCCTAGACAAAATGTGTCTAAAGATGTTTTTGGATGGGACGTCCCGGTTGAAACTGTTCCTTTACCGTCAAGAGGCGTAATATATAACCCTGATTCGACAATTTATAATAGAGAAACGATACAGATTAAAGCAATGACTGCCTTGCAAGAAGATATATTGTCTAGTGCAGCTTATATTAGAGAAGGAACATCAATATCTAGAGCGATTCAGTCTTGCATAACAGATGACAGCGTTGACGTTATGAATATGATTGCTGGTGATAGAAATGCCTTAATGGTTTCAATGAGAATTACAGGATACGGATCTGATTATCCAGTTACTCATATATGTCAAAATTGCGGTCGAAAAAATGATGTCAATGTAAAACTAAGTGAATTAGGTATTAAGCGTCTAGAAGCTGAACCAGTTGAACAAGGCAAAAATCTATTCGCTTATAGTCTTCCAGTAACAGGCAAAAAAGTTTTATTTAAATTTTTGACAGCAAACGACGAAAGAGAAGAAGAAGTTAAAAGAGAAAGACTACAAAACGCAGGTATCGTAAGAGAAAATAGTGTCACTTCCTTTTTAGAAAGCATGATAGTATCAATAGACGGTGTTAATGATAAAAATAAAATTCATCATTTTATTAAAAATATGCCGGCCAAAGACTCTAGATCGTTAAGACTTTATGTAAAAAAACTAGAGCCGGGCATCGACATGAATTGGAAATATGATTGTTCTTCTTGCAGAGCAAATAATGGATTTGGTATCCCAATAACCACAGAATTTTTTTGGCCCAGTACATAACTGGCGCGAAAATATTTTAGAAGAGTTTTTTCTGCTCCAGATGCACCTTAATATGTCATATTTAGAGGTGAAGCAACTACCAATAAGATATAGACGTTGGTTTATAGACAGGATTGTCAAACATTTTAAAGATCAGAACGATAGATATAATAAAGACAAAACAAATAATAGAAATGACGATAGACGAAGCTTTTCTGAATTTGAAAAACAAGTGAATAGTAAATTTACTTAATATATAATTATATCTATTAAAGGAGTATTTAATGGCAACACCAGGTAATAATACAGGAGATGTAGTTGCTGATATGACAGGCGGTAGGTCTGAATCTGATATTCAGGCTGAAACACTTAAAGCTGCCCGAGAAAAGCTAGCAGCCGGTGAAGAGTTAAATAAGCAAGAGCAAGAAGCAATTAACAACAAAATGAAGCTAGATGCGGCCCAAAAAGAAAACAACAAAAACATGGAGACTGCATCGAAAATTGCTTTAGGGTTGGCAGCTGCGACAGCAGGTGTAGGTGTTGCAAATAATGATTTAGGAAGATCTGCACGTGCCGCTTTTACTTTTTTGGCAGAAGGGGCAAAAGCTGTTATTGAAAATAATCAAGAAAATGCTAATCATGCCAGAACTTTAACAAATGACTATAAAGTTCTTAATGAAAATGTAGGTGGTATTACTAGCAATCTTTTAGCTTCCGGAAAACCTTTAAGCGAGTTTGCCCAAAAAACTAGAGATTTAATGTCTGAAGTTAATATGGCACAAGCCGGAATGGGCGAAGCAAATATAGAATTTACAGACGCATTAGGCAATACCGGTAACGCATTTGACATGCTTTTTGAAAAAGTTGAAGACATTAGCAATTCTTTTAAGGAATTGTTGGAAGATATAGGTAATAAAAATACAAAAGTACTGAGCAATATGTCAAAAGAAGCAATGAATAACAACATTATACTTATGAAATCATTGCGTGTAGATTCTGCAGATGCTGCACAACTATTGCAAAGAGAATATGCTTTTACCGGTGAAGCAACATCAAATACCCTGGAAAAAGTAGCTGCAGTTGCAACGACACTAGGTAATTCGTCCAGCGCAAGTATGGAGCAAATTAAAAATAGAACTATAGAAGTTATTAAAGCAACACATACGTTTGGTGACATAGGCGTTGAATCTGCAGGAAGGATTGCAACTGCAATTTCAGAACTAGGAATGGATTTTCAAACTTTTGAAACACTAACAAAAGGATTTATGAATTTTGATGATGCAGCAAGTAAAATGGGTGATCTTTCTGCAATGTTTGGAATTCAAATGGATGCGATGGAAATGACGTATCTTGCCTCTGAAGATCAAGAAGAGTTTCTTTTTAGAATGAGGGAAGAAATTCTTGACGCTGGATTAGATGTAGAAAACATGTCCAAGGCACGTCAAAGAATGCTGGCAGATCAATTTGGCTTGTCTATTGAACAAATGCGGACCTTTATGAGAGGTGAAGAGCTATCAGTTACACAAGAAGAAATGAAATCAGCAACTGATAGCGCTGCTTCTATTGACGGTATGACTGCTGCGATGGAAAATTTTGCTGATACTACGGCTGGTGCTGCTAGATCTGCAGAAGAAATGATGAAAAGTAAAGCAAAGGCTGCTGCAGACTATTCAGTCGAGCAATATTCTAGAACAGCACTTGCAGCACAAGCAATTACGACTGAGCTTCAAAAAGTAGAATTTAGCAAAGAACAATTGCAAAATTTTGATGATGCAGCTGCAGCTTTTGAAAAGACAGTGCAAAAACCACAATTAGTAGTAGCAGGTCTTATTTCAGGAATGACACAAGCTGCTGGTGATATATCTACTAGTGTTGTTGATGTTATGCAAAATGTTCTAGACGGAAAGGTTGAAAAAGAAATTGAAGTCCAACATCAATATGATACAAATCAAATATCAGAAAGTATTCAGACCGGTAATACTCCTCTCATGGCAGACTTGCAAAATTCAACAGCAGCAATGGATCAGCAAACAATTGCTGTGGGTAACTTAATAGATATGCTTAAAAATTCAGGTACAAATATTTCAATTAATTTAGACGGAGAAAAATTAGGACAAATACAGGCTCAATATATATTAAATAACGAAATTACAAATGCAGCAGGACAGTCCTTAGCAAAGGTTGGAGGAGGTTAAAATGAAAATTAAAGAATACGTTATAAAGGAAATAAGAAAATCCTATAACGAAGAAGAACTAACAGATGACCAAAAAAAAGAAATTGAGGTATCTGCAGAAAATATAGAAAAAAGACTAGAATATTTACAACGCCTTCAAGAAAAAGTTTTAAGTGACAAAAATCTTTTGAGCGAGTTTATTAAATTGACTTCTGAATATATGAGTGAAAAACATGGCTAGAGAAACTTTAAAAGATTTTTTAAATAAAAAAGGATCAACATCTGATTCTATATCATATGTTAAAAAAGAAGGAAAAGACGGTTTAGGTATTGATCCGGGCACAAATAGTGAACTTATCGATCTCACAAATGAAGTATCTGGGCTTTTAGGTGACTACTTAAGTTATCTAACGGACGAAGCTGGAAATGATTATAAAATTAAACCTGGAAACTCTGAAGCTAATACCTCCAAAAGAGGTGATAAAATAGACATTGCTGACAATCAAGGATCAGATAGGGTTTTTGTTGAACAAGGTACTATACATAAATATAAATTAGATGAAAACTCAAATAGTAGAAAATTTGATATATCAGGTACACCTCTAGAAACAATCATCGACAAGACAAATACTAATTTCAACAACCACGAAAAGCTAAAAGAAATAGAAGGACGACGTTTAGATATGTACGGAAGAACAAATGTTGATCCTCAAGGTGAAGAAAACGATATTATACAAGCAACCAACAAAATGATATTGAGCAATAATCGGTTTGCAAATGTTGGAAGCAGTAAAAATACTTCATTTACAATAAGGCCTCAGTCTCCAGAAGCTTTGGAAGAAAAAGACAAAGAAAACAATACAGGAACAATATCCGTCCAGAATAAGTTTGGTTCTTATGATAAAGATAAAAACATTGTTACATTAGAAGACTTAAAAAAGATAGGTAAATCCCTTCTTTTAAAAAGTTCTGGTTTTAAAGAAGACTTATCACTAGGATCGTCATTAGCGACAGTAGGTACAGGTTTTAATAAAATCAGTGCATCTGATATTCGATCAAAAAATGCGGAAGGTTTTCCAACTTGGGAGGCAACAACTGGTGAAAACGTATCAATTAGAGCTGGAAGGGGAGATATTGTTGAAATGGATCCGGATGCAAATAATGCATCTTCTTTTGGCTCAGTCTACAATACAGAAGTACATTTCTTAGGTAAGAACTTAAACCTTTTAAACATAGAAGCACTAGCATCAATGAATGCACTTAAAAAAATTGCACAAGACTTTTTTGCCAATTTTATGAATTTATTAAGAATTCAAGATCGATCAGCATTAGAAGCATCGACAGAAAAAGTTTTGGCAAAAAATGAAAGTATTGATATAGGCTCTTATATGTTAGGAAGATCTAGACATATGACATCGACAAAGCTAGATTATCATATATTTTCAAATCTTCTTACTAATACAAAGTATTCTTATTCAGATGCAGTAGATAGAGGCATTGATGTTATTTTTGGCGAAAATAAAAATTTAATTGCAAGAACACGTGTACGTCAAAACAAAAGTAAAAATATTATTCAATCTTCTGGATTTTGGTTGGCAGTCTCTAGATCTATTTTAAAATCATATGATCAAATTGTGCAAAAACATGCAGCTATGTCAGATTCGATTACTGATGCAAATCAACTATTTTTAATTTACAAAGACTTGTTAGGATCAAATAAATTTATTCATTTTTATAATGTGATGGCAGCCATTGGTGACATTAGTTTAGCTGCAACAGAAGGACATACTGATGTCAACATACAAGATCCAGGCATGCCTGGTCAATATGCAAACCATAGAAATGTTGATGCTTTAGGGGATGACAAAGCCTTTACACCTGGCAAATCAAGAAAAACATCAGGAAGATATAAAACAGAGCTAAGCTGGAATCAAGATGCTACTCCATCTGCTTATATACTCCCAGCAAATGTCATAAGAGCTGCCTTAAGACTAAACAACGCTGTCGACGGTCCCAATCCAGCAAGAGGAATGCTAGGAAGTAATTTAGTAAAAAGCACTTATTTTGGTATTGATGTGGACGGAACGGGAAATAGAATTCCTGATGCCGTTGTCAAAACACTTGAAGATAGATTAGACGCTGAATATGTTCCTTTTTATATACAAGATCTAAGAACAAATGAAATTATATCTTTTAATGCATTTTTAGATTCCTTGACAGATAAAATTAGTCCTACATTTAATCCTGTTGACGGTTATGGAAGAATGGATAGCGTGCAATTATATAAAGGCACAACAAGAAATGTTAGCTTGTCTTTTACAATGCTAGCAACTAACAGAGAAGACTTTGATAATATGTGGTATAAAATAAATAAACTTACTACATTAATGTATCCGCAATGGACACCGGGATCTTTAGTAAGTACAGATGGTGTATCTAAGTTTTATCAACCTTTTAGTCAAGTAATTGGTGCATCACCTATTGTGAGAATGCGTGTAGGGGATGTAATTAAATCTAATTATTCACAATTTTCACTTGCCAGAACATTTGGTATTGGTGACGCAGGTGTTAATGCTCAACCAACAGAGCCGGCTTCTGCAGTTGGAGCTCTTGGTGGTCTTCCAGGTAGAGGAGACACAGATAAGACTCTTGGTCAACAAGCTATTGAAGCACAAGATATAGCTCTTAAAATTTGGTTAGCTACTTTTGGGAGTCCTGTTTCTATTGTTAACGGTGTAGCAAATTCTATAGGCACACCTGCATCAAATATAGGAAAAATAGTTAAGTCTCTTGGAATTGATATTGTCATGAAAGGTGTATCTGGTTTGTTAATTAACGGTTTTGCAAATCCGTTAGCTGTTAATCAAATTATTAATCAGCTTAAAGATCCCGACGCCAACGATGAAAAATCCGGTTATGATATTGATAGAAAGTTTGGTGATGGAATTAGAGAAGGTCTAGAATTAAAATTAATGCTATTAAAGCCTAACACAAATATAGGTTATTATTCGCCTGACTTAAAAAAGACTTTTTATCTTCCTCGACGATTAGATGTAAGGGTCATAGATAGTGGAAGAGGATTTGAAGGGACTAATACTGATAAACTTTGCTACAAGGTTCAAGTTGTTGATTTAAATGCACCATCAGAAATATTTCAAAAACACTTACATGTAATACACACTGACTTACTCCCAGACCCGGGACCTATTTTTAGCTCGAGTGCTATGGGATTGGCACTATACGGATTGGATCCTGCAGGTTCTCTTGGAGACGCTTTTACTAACAAAGCAAAAGATAATATTGTAAATGCAGGGTTGCCAATAGAGACATTAGATGTGCTTAAACTACTTTATGCGTCTAACACTAGCGTCTTTATGAATTCAGCCATTAACCCTTTTACAAAAGCATATGAATCAACCAGGGGGAGAGGTTTGGCAGGCACATTAGGAGGATTGCAGTTTACTTGGATTGACAATTTCCCATGGGAAACTGATTTTAACGCTCGGGCTCCAATGGGGTGTAAAATATCCCTTGATCTAACAGTTATTCATGATATTCCACCAGGGCTAGATCATACTGGATATAATAGAGCACCTATTTATAATGTTGGACAAACAATGAAACACATAGCCGGTGATCCATATGACGATAATGGTAAAAATGCTGAGTATAATTTTAAAAAATTGCAGTCTGGGTATGGAAATTGGGAAAAATTAGTTAATGCAATTAAAGGAAAATAAAGATGAGCTTTTCTAGATATACATTTTCTGCAAGAAAAAAAGACTTAAACAACGAGCAATATGTTTCTAATTCTAAAGCTTCTTTTAGAATATATAAGGCAGTTTTGGCGGGATTAATTAGTGTTAATGTAAAAACATTAGAAGAAGGAGAACGATTAGATACAATTGCAGGTGCTGTATACGGAGACTCAAGTTTATGGTGGGTTATTGCTGCTGCAAGTGGAATTGGATGGGGATTACAAGTACCGCCTGGAACAATTATAAAAATGCCTATTAATCTTTCGCAGGTATTTGGAGTGATAAGTTGAGTAAATATAGTGAAATATCCAATTATAATGTTAAGTACGAAAATTTTACTCAGCTAATAAAAGAGTTTGAGGGTTATCTCTTAGGTCTTTCTAAGAACGACTTACTTCTTTTTTTAGAAGATTTGGACCAAGACTTTAGACAACAATATATAGCTTCAGTTAATAATGCGGTTATAGATGAGCAAAAAGAAAAGTTTGTTAAAGAATTGGCACCTAAAATATTTGATAGAACGACAGGAACTTATTTTATTAAAGATCTTTCACGAGCGTCACAATTAAGAAACGTATATGATTTTGATAAAATGCACGAATATATTAATATTCTCTCACCTGTTGCAACTTTTCAGACTAATGAAGAAGGTATAATTGAAAATAGCATTTTAGAAGTAGGATTTTCAACAGACGCGGACGATACATCAAACAAGCCTAAGAATTTTTCCTCGGCAATTTTAAAATACAAAGCAAACGAAAGTGACGACAGTCCGACAAAAATATCAGTTACTCAAATACTACCCTACGTTAACATCACTGAAATTAACAGAAAAGAAAAATTAGACAGTGAAAACAAACCAATTAAAGATTCTAACGGTAATCCTGTAAAAGAAATACTTGCTACAAGATCTTCTGAGGATTCAATAAACGCTGACTTAGGTATTTTTGATACTTCTGATCCATCTAGAGTGACGCCTAGTCTTAATTCTTACGTCGTACGCACACCCAATATAGGAATTAACGCTAGACAATCTTCTCATTTGCCTATATTCTTAGGCGGAATTCCTACATTAGAGCTGACAAGATGTGTCCCTTATTTAGATATTAAAATTATATCAGAAGAGTTTAAGCCAGGAATTAATGAAATGAGCATGCCTTCTTTTATGCGATTTGTCAAGCAGGAAAGTGATGGCAGTTTTTCTTCTATGGGCGGAATAGGTTCAGATAGTTTAAATGCTGAGGATATTTTTAAAGAAGAGTTAAATCAAAATACAAAAACTAGCTTTATGGACATATTTACATCGCCGCAAACAATGGCAAATGCAAATATTAACAATGTATCAAAATCAACAGACTATTCTGTGTACATAAACAGTGAAGAGCCGTTAAAAATTAAAAACGGATTTTCAAATCAAAATAACAATAATCAAGTTTATGAACCAATTGCACCTTTTATGTCGCTTAAATCATTTAGTGTATCAATTACAGGAAAAGGTACAGGTTTACTTGCTTCAAAAAGTGGTACATTAGGATTAACTTTGCACGATAGAAGTCGTCTTAAGGATATCGCTCCTCTAGTAGCTTCAGACAGATTTGCAACCACAAAGATTCAAATAGAGTTTGGGTGGTCGCACCCGGATGGAGGTATTAATTCAGGAAATCCGATAGGGCAATATTTAAATGCTTTAAGAGACATACATGTATACCAAGTTATAGGGTCGGATTATAAATTTTCAGATGGCGGTGCGGTTGATATTACTATTAAATTAGTTGCACAAGGATTTAGAGAAAACTCTAGAGTACATTGCGGTGCTGGGCCAATGGTGCCTGTTTCTTCTATAGCTGATTTAATAGTTAAAGCATCAAAAGATATCAACTTTGACAAAAACCAAGATAAAAAACAAGTTGCAGAAATAAGGCAGAAAATTAAAGTTAACGCAAGAAGCGCCAGGCAATTAGAAAGTGTCATGACTTGGGATGAATGGAGTGCAATTTATAATGTTATCAATAAAGACAAAGATCGTGCCATTGGGCTAATAGGTGAAGTCTTAAAACAGCAATCAATAGTTGATCAGGTTAACGAATCTTTTAGTACAACTACTGATCCTAATGACCAATCAAATATAATAGAGTTACAGGAAAAAACTAACGACGAAGAGTACAACGCTGTTTTAAATGCACTAAAAGCTGCCAGCAGAAAAAAAGAAAATAAAGAAACTTTATTAGCATCAGTTTTTGGAAAGCTACAAGGTTTAAGAAGCGATAAATTAGATCCTTACACATACAGTTTACATAGACTAGCAGATGTTGGTTTTGCAGGATTAAGTACGGGCGTAGGGCCCGGTCAGAGCTATGCTGTTACTGAAGAACAGATGCAAAAAGACCTTAAGGCGGCTTCACGTAATAGCGGAGATGAAAGCATAGCCACATTAGGCAAAATATTAATGAACTACGTAGGGTATCCTATGGCTAGTTCATGCCTTTACGATGAAGTACAAATGATATTCTATCCTTTGAATCACCACGCCGGTGGTGGCAGAGTACATACAACAGCCAGTTTGCCGATACCGTTAAACAGACTGGAAGACGATATTGTTGAACAAGTTAATAAAAACACAGCTATTTCTGTTAAGTCATTCTTTTCAATGATAGAAAGAAAAATTCTTAATGATAGAAGCTTACCGGTTTATGGTTTTTCAAATTTGCTGTCCACGTTAAAAAATTTAGAAGATAAAAAAACAGATGATCAAAAGTTTTTTGCTGGGTTGGATCTTATTAAAAATAAAGGTTTAATTAGAGGCGAAGGTAATAGTGATACAGAAAAAGAAATAAATAACTATCTTAACAGGTGCTACGGCGACGATAATCAACTTAAACAAAAGTTTAGAGATGCTATTTCATCAGATCAGTCAAGAAAAGATTTTTATGATGGAATAGGGATAAGTAACGAAGCAAAAAAACTAATTGCTGAAAATTATTCAAAATACCTTGCAAAAGAAAGAGAAAAAGTAAGAGATGAAATTGAACAGGTCTGTATCGATCTTTACAGAAATGACGGACTGTCAAAAGAAATAGTTAGTGAACCTAAATTTGTTAGGCCTAACTTTACTATGTTGTTTGAATCTGTACCGGTAATTGATGTTGATCAAGGCGAGGAGCTTGGATTTTTGGCAGGATTAAGCGAAAACTTAATTCAAGGAGGATCTCTTGCTAAGATTAATGGTACAGGTATTAAAAATAACAAAACAATTCTAAGAATACATGTGTACGATGAGGAAGCAGTAGCTTCGCCTTCTGATTTAACTTTATTATCAACTTTAACAGACGGTAATTCTCGTACGCTCATAACAGGTAATCCGGAGTTATCTAATGAAGTTATTAATAAAATGACTTTTTTTGATGCGAAAGAATTTGTAAAAAGAAACTATCCAACAGTTATATATGGGTCAGCTGCTTCGACAGTAAAGTCAATTTCTGTTAGTTCAAATACTTCTGGTGAGCTTTCAAATGTATTAGCTATTGAAGCTTATGGAGATCTTAAGTCTGGTCAAGATGGTAATGCATACGACAGTAAATTTGAAGAGGTGGTTGTTTTTCCGAATACTGTTTCTTTAAATTTAGCCGGCATGCCTATGATGTCTAGAGGTCAAACGATATTTATAGATTTTGGCACAAATACTAGTTTAGATAACATATACACAGTTAAATCTGTCAATCATAATATATCTGCAGGAGAATTTAACACTGATTTAGAATTAGTACCTTCAAATATGGGTGCAATATCTTCATTTAGAAGTAAATTAACAAACGCAATAACTGACATAAATGAAAAATAATATTGTAAATTAAATTTAATTAGCTTATAAATTAACCATGAAATCAGTCTATAAGTCAATAAGCATCCAAAAAATAATTGTTACACAAAATTATTCAATAACAGGTAATAGTTTTGATATTATATTATCTGAAAAAGGTGTAACAGTCAGCATTAATAATCTTTCTGCAATAAAAGTTCTATCTAATTTAGATAAAATAAAAAGTGTAAAAGAATACTTTAATGAATTTTTTAACGTCTTAAACTTGGAAGATGAAAAAGTTGACTATAGATTAATTCTAGGAAAGTGCAAGGCGAAAGAGTATTTAGATTATCTTAAAAGTGAAATTGATAAAACTGTGCCTTTAGTTAATGACTACCATTTTTCAACATTTCTAGATAGGGTAAAATGTTATAAAAACCTTACATCAGTATTATTAAAAGATCAGATCTTAGATATTCCTCATTACGATCACTCTGGTGTTACCGGTAGAACTACTATTAAAAAGGGTTTTAATTTTCTTACTCTTAAAAAAGACAAAAGAAAAATTTTAAAAACAATAAGTGGTAAGACTTTAGTTGAGGTTGACTTTAAATCTTGCGAACCTTTTTTCTATCTAAACTCACAAAATATAAGTTTAGAAGGTGATGACGTTTATAACTGGATAGCAAAAAAATACAGCATAGATATTAACAATAGAGAATACACAAAAAGGGGTTTTCTCTCAATGATATATGGTGCTAATGAAAAAACAGTATCCAGAGTAATGAATATCAAAGAAAACAAGGTAAAATTAATTAAAGAAAACCTAGGTTTAACTAGTCTTAAACATAATCTTGAAAATCAATTTAAAGAAAAAGGTTATGTTTTTAATTACTATGGCCGGCCAATTACTAGCAACAATAATTTAGTTAATTACTGGATTCAATCATCAACTGTCGACTTTTGTTCTTTGGCTTTTAATAGTTTTGCCAAAAAATATAATTTGACTAAGCATTTTTTTATTCACGATAGTATGACATTCAGTGTAGATAGAAATATAATTGAAGTCATTTTAAAAGTCAAGTCTTTAACATGCCCGAAATCAGGTATATCAATTCCAGTGGAATTTAATATTATTTCTTAATAATTATTTATTATTGAGGATAGTATGAAAAAAGTAAATGAATTAGGAATAGGCGCATTTCGCCCTGATGGTGTTTCTTTTGGATCCCATAAGTCGGGATTAACGACAGGACCTAGGTCTGATGCAGACTCTAATTTTTCCAGAAGTCAACAAAGATTAGCCTACAGTAAAGAAGATTTAGTTTTCGAAGACGATGAAGAAGAAATATTGGAAAATAGAGTTCATAGAAACGGAAAGTTCTGTCTACTTGAAACATTATATAACTTAAACGAAGATCCAAAAGACGATTATCGAAGAATGGCAAATAAGATAAATAGACAAGCAGAAAAGAGATTAAATAATATCGATGATTTGGAAAGCTTAGATGATATGATTGATGAAATGTCAGCCGGTGGTGTCCCAGGTGTCGGCGCGCCAATGGGTTATACTAGCAAAGGAAAACCAGAAACTCCTAGTCAAAGAAAAAAACGACAAAAGTTTAACAGAGAAAAAAGTTATCCGCTAGGTGAAAGCTTAAATTCTAATGGTATGAATTTAATTATGGAAGGATGGCGCGAATTTCTTTCAACAATAACTGCAGGTAATATTGATCACCGAAAAAGAAAAGAAGTAGAATATACATCCAGCTTATCAGATGTTGCTCTTTATGTTGAAAAGAAAAGAGGCGGAAAAGAATATTCTTTCTATCTCTATAAACCGGTTGGTTTTAATGGCGCCACACCTGTTATAGACAATATAAATTTACCTGAGATGGTGGGTTTTGTAACTGTAAATAAACTTTCAAGTAATGAAAAGCCTTGCATTCCAATGACATATGATGTTTCATTTTCTGCTGTGGCCAAAAAATTTCAAAGAAAAGGTATGGGATCACTTCTTTACGATATCGCATCCACTGTTCTTAAGCAAGAGGAAGATGCAGGAATTACTTCAGATCATGGAGCTGGAACTTCTACGAGTGCCAGACGAGTATGGGACAAGATAGAAAAAAGTTTAAACTATATAAAGAAAACTACTCCAGATGGAAATGACACATTTGATTATTCAGGCACAGCTACTCCTTTTGATGATCAAGACGATTGTGTAACAGGATCAAGCCCACCAGCATCTGATCATAGTCATCAAATAATTATTGGCATTAATGAGAAGGTCGAATCCATGAGAAGACTAAACTCAAAATATATTCAATCAGCTGTAAGAATAACAGATAGAAAAATGAACAAACTATTAAAAGCATCTGCGAGTGATACTTTTTGGGAAGTATACTGAAGCACCTGTTAGTGAAATAAAAAAATTTTTTTTAATAAATCTTTCATTTACTGTCTATAATGTTATAGTTCAATTTAAACATTGCACATTGGACATTACAAGTTAAACATTAATGGAGGAAATAATGGCACTTGATTTTGAAGCAATCAAACGTAAACTAGACAAACTTAGCGGCAATACTACTAGTAGAAATGTAATGTGGAAACCTGAAGAAGGACAAGAATATAAAGTACGTCTTCTTTCTTTTCCTGATAACGACGGGCAACCATTTAAAGAATTGCAATTCTATTACAATATTCCCGGTCAACGAGGATTACTTGCACCAAGCCAGTTTGGTAAGCGTGACCCAATCCAAGAGTTGATTAATAAGCTTCGCGATGAAGGAACAAAAGAAAGCTATGAAATGGCCAAAAAACTGTATCCTAAGATGCGTGTATATGCGCCGATTATCGTTAGAGGTGAAGAGAGTGAAGGTGTACGTTTATGGTCATTTGGAAAACTAGTCTACCAATCACTACTATCAGTCATGATGGATGAAGATTATGGTGATATTACAGATCTTAAAACTGGAACAGACGTCAAGATTAAATGTACTAAGTCACCTGGACAACAGTGGGCAAAAACCGAAGTCTTGCCTGTTCGTAAATCATCACCACTTTCTAAGGATTCAAAAGAAGCCAAAGAATGGGTAGACGGAATTCCAGATATTAATGATATTTTTGGACTTAAGTCATATGACGAGCTTAGCAATATTATTAATAACTGGTTAAATGGCGAAGAAGAAGCAGAGAGTACTGGATCTGAATGGAATAGTAGTAATGAAACTTCCTCTAATTCTAGTGATGAAGATAGTGAAGGGAAAAGTTATTCTAGCCTAGATGATGCTTTTTCTGACTTAATGAGTTAATATACTAACTAGTCATTATTCTTAAACCCGGCATTATTGCCGGGTTTTTTTGTTTCTATCTTAATAATTAATAGCATAGATTAACGAGGAAATAATGTCAGCTTTAAACATGGAATATGTAATTGAATCTACGGCAAATAATTTAGACATAATTCAGTGGTTTCAGACCGATCATGATCAAATACGATCACTATATAATTATGCTTATGATGATATTTTGTTAGAAAGAGTAAAATTAGAAACGTTTTATAGAAAAAATAAGGTAATGATTGACAGTCTAACTGAATCAATAACAAATCAGCAAGGAGGCGTTTTGATTGGTGAGGGCCTAATGAAAGATCTAGGCGTCGACTTAAGTATTATGGCCGGAACTTCTGCAAAAGTGCTAAGTGCTGTTCCACTATTAGGACAAGCAATTGCCGCCGGCGGAACACTTTATTACACTGTTAGAGCAATTAACGCTTGGCGAAAAGGAGAAAAACTTACTGCTTTTTTTGAAACTCTCTCAGCAGCTATGACTGCTGGTACCGTCATAGGACCGGTCGGAGCAGCTCTATCAGCAATAGGCAATCTTTTACTTAAACCGTTTAAAGTATTTTTTGGTCTTTTTAAAGCTGAAGGATTAATAGGAAAGTTTTTTGCTAACTTTTTTAAAAAAGGACCGGCGGCAGAAAAAATAGTTGCTGAAACAGCTGAAACTGTCGCAAAAGCCCCTGCTGCAGCTAAAGCTGCTGATGGGGCAATGAAGTTTTCTGATAAAATTGATGATATTGTTAAGTTTTTTGAAACACCTGCAGGAAAAGAAATAGCTAGTAAAATACCGGGTTTTGAAATTTACTTAAGTTTATTGCAAAAACTAAAATCAATGTTAGGATTTTTTGGAAAGTTTACAAAGTCAGCTATTAAGGTCGAAGGTAAAGCTGCTTCTGAAATAACAGAAGAGTTAGCAAAACATTCTGATGATGCACTAAAATTAGCTGGAGAAGTAGGTGATGAAGGATTAGAAACTGTTATAAAGACTGCACAAAAATCATTTGATGACGCTGCCGAAGCTGCTGTTAAAGCTGAAAGAGAATTGGCAACTGTAGGGTCTAAACAAGCAAAAGTTGCCAGTCAACTTAAAAACGCAACACGTGTTCAGCAAGAATTAAGAGTGGCATTAGACCCAAAGAGAATAAACCTTTTGAGACAAAACGTTCTAGACGATATTGGGAGGTTAGCAGCTGAGTCGGGAGAAAACATTGCAAAAAGAGCTTCACAAGAACTTCCAGATGCTTTTAAAGCAATTAAACCAGACAAAATGGCTGCTTGGTTAAAAGGAATAGAAAATTTTTCAGGTATGCGTGCCGGAATGACAAAAGCGCTTAAAAATACTAACCCAGAACTAGCAGCAAAAGTTGCAAAAATGTCTAGT